ACTTTGATACTATCTGTGAGTATGCTGGTTTTGAATCAACAGAAATTAGAAAGTTTGCCTTTAAGGTTATTAACTCAGGAGAATCTGAAGATGGAAAAAGAACAATCATTAGCTCACTCATCTACTGATCCACTAGATAAACAAGTAGGAGGATCACACTATAAAAGTTGTGGTATCCAACCAGTAGAATATATTTATGCAAACGATTTAAATTATTTTGAGGGTAATATTATTAAATATGTTACTAGACATAGAACGAAGGGGGATGGTAAAAAGGATATTGAAAAAGTTATACACTATGCAGAATTAATTCTTCAGTTAGAATACACACAAGACAAAGGTAACTCTCAACTAATCCATGATTTTGAGTGAAAAGGAAGGGTATGTTTAAATCAAATAGGAATCCACAGTTTAGATCCAAGTTTAGTGAGGATATATTTTATAATAAATATTCTCATGAGGGCGCAGAAACATTTCATGAGTTGGCTTGTACATTGGTTGAGGATGTATGCCAAGATTATTTAAGCAAGGATGAGAAAGAAGAATTAATAGATCATATATCTAATCTACGCTTCCTACCTGGAGGCAGGTATCTTTATTATGCTGGCAGAGAAAAGAAATTCTTTAACAATTGTTATTTATTAAATGCCGAAGAGGATACCAGAGAAGATTGGGCCAACCTTTCTTGGAAATCAGAATCCTGTTTAATGACAGGAGGGGGTATTGGTGTAGACTATTCTATCTATAGATCAGAGGGACAATCTTTAAAAGGTACGGGAGGAGTTTCTTCTGGCCCCATCCCTAAAATGGAAATGATTAATTCCATTGGACAAAAAGTTATACAAGGTGGTAGTCGGAGGTCAGCTATCTATGCATCCCTCAATTGGAAACACGATGACATAGATAAATTCCTTATAGCTAAGAATTGGTCTGACATGCCGGTAGGCAGCACTGGTAAAACATTATTTGATATTAAATTAGAGGACTTTAATTTTCCAGCACCTCTTGATATGACAAATATATCTGTAAATTATGATACCGAATGGTTATTAAATTATTGGGAGACAGGAGAGATAGGAAATGTCTTTAGGAATAATATTAGTCAGGCTCTTAGAACGGGAGAACCAGGATTCTCATTCAACTTCTTTGAAAAAGAAAATGAAACCCTTCGCAATGCCTGTACCGAAGTTACTAGCGAAGATGATAGTGATGTTTGTAATCTTGGCAGTCTTAATTTTGCTAGGATTGATGACCTAAATCAGTTGCAAGAAGTTGTACAACTGGCAACAAAGTTTCTTTTATGTGGTACAACCAGAGCAGAGCTTCCCTATCCTAAAATTTATCAAGTGCGAGAAACCAACAGACGTTTAGGTCTTGGTCTGATGGGGCTACACGAATGGCTTATTCAACGTGGACATAAGTATCAAACTACTCCTGAATTACACAGATGGTTAAAGGTATATGAAGCTGAATCAAATAAAACTGCTAAACAGTTTGCTGATAAGTTATCTTTATCAAGACCAGTAGCAGTACGGGCAGTTGCTCCTACTGGTACTATAGGTATTCTTGCAGGAACTTCTACTGGAGTAGAGCCTATCTTTGCTGTAGCCTATAAGAGACGATACCTTAAGAATAAACGATGGCATCATCAGTATGTAGTAGATAGTGCTGCCCAAGAAATGATTGAAATTTATAATGTAGATCCTAATAAAATTGAATCTGCCCTTGATCTAGCTCCTGACTATGAGAGAAGGTTAAACTTCCAGGCTAATGTACAAGAGTATGTAGATATGTCAATATCTAGTACTATTAATCTTCCAGAATGGGGAACAGAACATAATAATGAAGACCTTGTTACTCCTTTTGCTAAGACGTTAGCTAAATATTCCCATAGGTTAAGAGGCTTTACCTGTTATCCTGATGGCTGTAGAGGAGGCCAACCCCTTACCGTTGTTCCTTATGCAGAAGCAATAGATAAACTAGGTGAAGAGTTTGAAGATAATATACAGCCTCATGACATCTGTGAGATTAGTGGAGCAGGTGGAGTTTGTGGAGTTTAGACTTGACAAGATATATTTTTTATAGTATAATAGTATATGGAATGCCAATAGTGGGTTCCTCTATTTCTTGCTTGAAAGGAGAAATACTATGAATGTACACTTGGAAGGTAACTGGAATTTCTTACCCGGTGCGCTTAATAATTTTCAACAGTGGTCGCTTGGATATGATAAAATATTTAGGGCTATGTTGGATGCACAAAAAATGGATTCTCAAAACTATCCCCCTCATAATCTTATTAAGGAGTCAGAAAATAAATATAGATTGGAACTGGCAGTTGCTGGATTTAAGAAAGAAGATGTAAAGATAATTCAAAAAGAATTAGAGTTAACTATCAGTGGAAACAATAGCAACAAAGATAAAGAGGAGGATATCCTTCATAAAGGAATTGCAAATAGATCATTTAGTAAAGCTTTTTATCTATCTGAAAGGATAGAAGTGATTGAAGCATCCTTTGAAGATGGGATGATAATCATTCAATTGGAGGATGTAATTCCAGAAAGTGAAAAACCAAAATTCATAGAGCTTAAATAATAAAATGGGGAGGGCATTCACTGATTGTCTTCCCCTTCTATTTAGAGGATAAAATAAATTATGAAAAGAACTGAAAAAATAAATACTGTCTTTATAGGATATGATCCTAAAGAAAAAACAGCAGCTACTGTTCTAGAATTTTTAATTAAAGAAAATTCTCCTAAGCCAATCAATGTAAAGCTATTAAGAAAAGATATTCTGGAACAGATAGGATTATATTATAGAAAACATACAGAAGTAAATGGACAATATATTGATTCTATTGATGAGAAACCTTTCTCCACAGAGTTTAGTTTTAGTAGGTTTCTAGTACCATCCCTTATGATGTATGAAGGCTGGGCATTATTTATGGACTGTGATATGTATCTACGAACAGATATTAATGAACTCTTTGAAGAATATAACAGTGACTTCTATCCAGTATATTGTGTTAAGCATAACTATAATCCTACTAGTCAATTTAAAATGGATGGTATGTTTCAAACTAATTATCCTAGAAAGAATTGGTCTAGCTTTATGCTTTGGAATTGTGGTCATGAGTTAAATAAAAAGCTTACGCCTGTAGAAGTTAATACTAAACCCGGTTCTTTTCTTCACCAATTCCAATGGTTACCTGATAAAGATAGTGCCTTGGGTACTATACATGAGGAATGGAACTGGCTTGATGGTCATTCAGATAAAGATATAAAACCAAAGAATGTACACTTCACCACAGGTGGTCCTTGGTTTAGGGAATGGGAAGTCTCTCGTCCCATTGATGGTTTCTATGCTTCAGAGTGGAACCAAGATTATTCTTTCTTACTATTACAGGATAAAGTAGATGCCATATAAAGTTGTTACTGCCTTTAATGAAACCTTGTTACAGCAAGGGACAATAAATTTATTAAATGAATTTAAAAATAATTGGGAATCTAGTATAGATATACATTGTTATTATTATGATGTGGATTTAAAAAATTATTCTCTACCTAAAGCTTCTAATATTTATTATCATAATCTTCTAGAGATATCAGAATACAAAGAGTTCCTGGAAAACTTTTCCAAACACGATGGAACCGAAGGTGGAACTATCGTTTACAATGACGTTTTAAATCCATTAAAATTTATTCCAAAAGTTATGGCTATATCAGAGTGTGCTTTTAATTATACAGGGGGATGGTTGTTATGGCTTGATCCTTACATTATTAATCGTAAACCTGTATCTGAAAAAGAGTTAGCCTCTTTATTCCCCGAATCTAATGCTATAGATTTGTTAATCTTAGAAGATAAATATTATTTTCAAGCTCTTAATCTTGATCGACAAACACCTATTGATTTGCTAGGAGATTTAAGGGGAGCTTTTATTTCAGGAGAGTTTTTAAATTATAGAGAATGGCATGATGTCTTTATATTTAATAGGTTACGGACTATTTATGAAGCACATGGCATGGTCATCCATACAATTACAGAAGAAGATTCTCCTATATCCAATCTTATAGTAGATCTCAATGACCGTAAGAATTTAGGGGTGAGAGATAATTCTGGAAACAGGATCATTCAGCTTTCAGATACAGAGACATCCCCAGATATCCTTCCCAATAGGTACAGGCAGCTTGCTGATATCATTCGTTTCTATAAACCTAAAACTATTCTAGAAACTGGAACTTGGAATGGTGGTCGTGCTATCGAAATGGCATTGGCATCCTTTGAACACCATGATTCAGTTCATTACATGGGCTATGATCTCTTTGAAGATGCATCTGTAGAAACAGACCATGAAGAGTTCAATGTTAAACCTCACAATACCTTGGAAGCTGTTAAGAAAAGACTAGAAGAGTTT